ATATAAAGCAGATAACGGCTTGCTAAGAAACTTTATTAGTGATATAGTAGAAGAGGAATTCTTATTATTTCCATTTGCTGCTTTTCAGGGTCTGGCTTTTCGCCCTCTGTGAGAACTTTAGTAATAGCGGCCTTATCTCTTTCAGGTAATGGCATTTGTTTAACAGCAAGCGCAAATATCTGTGAATAACGTGGGTCGCCGATCGCCTGCATGGATTGACCAAGCGTAATAAGCGTCTGCGTATAGTATTCCTTTTGCGTTGCACTATCAGGAGCCTCACCGATTATAATATCATACTCATCAACTAGATAATCAGGGCTTACCACTTCATAGATAATATTACCTTCATCATCTTTCGTATTGAAATACGAACCCTCATTGCTTTCCGCTAGTAGGCGGATGAACGAAAGTATTATCCTTGCCTGTTCCTTTGTATAAAGAACAATAGAATCCATATAACAAGCTAGCGTAGTTGTAGCTTGTTTAATTCGTTGTCTCTGGAGCATAGCCGTTTCATTGCCGCCTGCTATAGCACCAAAGAAACTCTGGTCTATACCGCTTACTTGTGTTAGTGCTGAGCCTGATAGCTGCAAGATATTCTCGTAACCAGTAGGAAGTTGCGGCTCGGCCTTGGATTTAATCTTGCCACCAGATATTGCGCCGGAGTTAACCTTAACCGCCGCCGCTGTTCTTGCGTAGTTCCTCTCAAACTCTTGTATGTTTGAAATAGCGTCTTCTTCATACATAACCCCACCACGCGAGTTAGATGCGATAATAAGCATTAGCTCAGTTAGTGATTTATTATAGTATCTTTGCGGGTCACGCATTGATGCGACTAAGCCTGTCCAGATTCTGTCTGTTTCGTTCCTATCACCAGTTTTAAACTTTAATGTAAAGCCCTGCTGTGTTACGGATTTATACGCATCGAATACCTTATTGCCAGATATGATAGCCGTATAATAAGCCTTTCTCTTTTCAACCAAAGGCTCAAAAGGAATATCAAACGAATCAAATATTTCTTTAACTTGGCTTTTAATTTCTTTGGTAACTGTTAATACTTTAGCTTCAGGGTCAAACATGAACGTTTCGTCTGCTTGGTCTTGCTCTATACCACTAAATGCTAAACGCAACATATTAGCAGTTGCAGGGTCAGCCGTTAAGATTGGATTTTCTACCCTATAGAAGTTCTCAATATCAAACCATTGATAAAAATAAACCCTAACTAATCTTCTCTCAGGGTCTGCCCACTCGTAACCTATCTTATCGGTAATGCCGCCATAAGGATTATATTGGTAATCGCTTATGTTATCGTCAGCTTCAACAAAGTCGAAGTCTTCTTCTTCTTTATCAAATAGCTCTTCCGCCTCTTCAACGTCATAATCCTTAGCCCGCCAAACATAACGCGAATCTAATATGTTAGGATATGTAGCTTCTGGATCCCAGCCCACTTGAAGTATATCAACCCTTTCTTCTAACACTTCACCGCCTGGAAGCCTAGAAGCAATACCATCCTTCGTGGTAATCGCGGTATCAGTACATCCAATGCCACCAACGATAAGGTCGAGGTCTTGCCTTGTTTCCATTTGGTCTGAGTTAGAGTTCTCCCTTATATAATCAGAATATCCGTTCAGGTAATCAGAGTATGCGGCCTGTTCTTTTGTGCTTTGTATTTGCGCCTGATAGCATGGCTTTTGCCTTTGTTGTGCAAAGAATCCAACCACTGCGTTCACGTAAGGCTTGACCAAATTAAATGATACTTCCTTAACACGTCTTGAGTTTCCCCGGCCGTATAAAATATCATCACGATAATTCATGTAATTGCCGTTGTAGAATGTGCGGCAATCCTCTACGTGTCGCCATTGCGGACGACAACCATACTTTGAAATGTTGTAATCTCTTTGGAACTGCTCTAATATTTTCTTTTTCGGCTTCATAGGTCAAATACGCTCATATCTTGTGATTGCCAATCAAGCCCGTCATGCACATCGACACTATCTAGTCGTGGAAATATAGGCTCAATATCAAATAGCATTGCCATTGCATCCAGAAAATCATCATGCGGAGCAAATGGAAATAATAAGAATTCCTCTTCTACTATATCACTAATAAAGTTTCTTAGCAAGCCGTTATCTGCTTTATATGTCAAGTTGTTAGGTAGCCATACCTGCCTATTCTCAAATAGTGGTATTAACCTTCTTATCTTTTGAATCTTTGATATTCTCTTAACGCCCTTTTTAGGGAGCGGCTCTATACCGAATCTATATTGATCTGAACCCTGCTTCTTTTGTATGTTAAACACATCAGAGGATAGCCCTATATCTTCATAACCAACTCTAGGTGGCTTACCTGATTTCTTATTCCACGTCCTATGTAATTCAAATAGCTTATCTATCCTATCTGTCGGATTGAGTCTTTCTTTAAGTCCATCAACTAAGTAGTAATTCTGGTCAGGTGCTAACGCCCACACAGCAAAGGCGGTGAAGTCATTATCATTTTTAATTGCATCTTCTTTTCCAGCCGCCGGGTCGCATAAGATATATACATTACAAGTCTTAAAGTCTAGTGTATCAGTGTGGTAATATTGTAAGTAGCCAGACTTAATCTCTCCACCGCCAATCGGCACAGGCTCTTGTAACATTTGCCCCGCATAGTTATATTTACCCATCTCGCGTTGCTTCCTATCCAACACCTCCCTTGATAATCTTTCAGGAAAAAGCAATCCACCTTCTTTTAACTCGTAAGTTCTTCCGTTTATTGAGTAACTGTAAGATTTATTAATTGCTTCTGCTGGAAGCTTTAGATGATGCCAACCGCCATCTTCTAGCAAAAGCCCCGTTGGGTCATCCTTGTTTAATCTTTGCATGATAAGAATGAACCTGCCCGTTGCCTCATCATTGAACCTTGAGAATAAAGTTGATCTGATTGTTTCAATTGTATTAATCCTTTGAACGGGACTTGCGGCCTCTTCTGGATTTAGAGGGTCATCACATATTTGTATGTCTGCGCCCTCACCCGTTACCGACTTCATGGCTGATGAAAAGTAGCCACCTCTTTGCACCAACTCAAAATTATGCTTCTCGTTTTGGTCAGATGATATAGCAATATTAGGATAAAGTTTACGATACCATTCGCTTTCTAATATTATTCTTGTTTTCCTTGTCATTTTCTTGGCAAGGTCAAACTTAAATGAGGTTAGAATAAACTTCAATGTAGGGTCTTTACCGAAGCACCAAGCAGGGAATGATACGCTTGCTAGATGTGTTTTAAGGCTTCTAGGTGGAATGTTTATAATTAAGCGTGATATTTGCTTGTTATACACCGCCTCCAAATGGTCAGCCACACAATCAATATGCCAGTTACTTTGGAAGGGCTTGCTAGGCTCTAGCACCCGCAACGACCTCGCAGTGAATGACGATAGGTCGTTGCGGCATAATGCGTCAAGCGTTCTTTGATTCACTATTTATTATCCAAACCTTTAGCTTGCGCCGCATTACCAGGCTCAATTGTAAAACCACCACCAAACTTTCCACGGAAAGCCTGTTGAGCAGTTCTTAGTATACCGTTAGCTGGTTGGTCTAGATTTGCACACGTGCTAAGGTCACGAGTAAATGTAATACATCCATGCACCTCATCAATAACCCACGTTAAGCCCCTCTTAGCCAGCTCATCAAGTTGTGGTTTTATATCTACTGGAATCATTGGGATAGATTTAGCACCCTTATTCTCCCCAAGCTGAGGCATGCGCTTTGCTTCTACAGGCTTATGTGTAGTTTCGCCCGTCCTTAGCATCTTAACTAAATCATCTTTCTTATCAGTAACCTTGAATGAGATTTCCTTTTCTTTCAAAGCCCTTTTCAATTCATGAAACGGAAGTTCATCAAGAGATAGCTTTTTAACTTCTTTTATTTCTTCTGTCATTTTAAACCCTTTTTCAATTGTTATTTATTACATCTTATCATGTGGCGTGAATGATAATCCCTTAATCCTCTTCTCGTAATCAGATAGTATCTTTAAATCCTCTGTAGCTAGGTCTTCACCTTCTTTATTTACATAACGCTGATCAAGCTGTGACTGGTCTTTCCAGCCGTAATTCTTCAATGCAAATATAGCACCCGTTGAATTATTCCCGAACAGTCTTTTCTCCGCAAAATTCTCTATTACAGTCTTCGCCCTTTTTATCGTGTCCGTAAACTCGTCACGTTCTTGATAATCCATAAGCACTTGTCTTGTCGTGTTTAATGCCAATGCAAGCCCTGTGATTGTTAATGGCTCCTGAATAACTTTACCATCTTCTAACACGATTGCCTTAGATTGAACATCATCAAAGTATGCTTGTATGAGCTTCTCTAACTCTTCCACACTTTGAAATCTTAATGGTCTACCACCTGCCATATTATTTCCTCTTTTGTTTATATTACAATATCTTATTTATTTGTCAAGTTCTAGGTATTCACGATTATATTTACTTATGATTGATAGAAACTGCCGAGGCTTCATTTTATCAACATTGCCATGCATTTCTAAATACTCCCATAATGATACAGTTTGCTTCGTAGGTTCTTTCTTTAAATAATCTGGATGCAGTTTACTACATCTATCGCAATAAACACCCTCCATCCCTATATGTAAACATCCAACACCCCTCTTCTCTAAAGGACATTTACATATCTCTTCAGATTCCTTCATCTTATTAGCCACCTTAGAAAAAGCCTCCCCTGCATCGTAGTGGTTTGGTTGTTCTGGCTCACCATCCGGCATAGCAAATACAGCCTCAAGAGCATTTCGCGCTCGATTCCCTAAATCCCCTCGCCAAGCAAAGCCATATAAAACACCACACGCCACTTTAACCATATCATCCGTCACCGCCATTTTAGGCGCTCTAGCTAGGGACTTTAGGGCGATAAATTGCGCAGTAAATTCCAGATTTACCTTATAGTCAAAATCCTTCTCTATATATTCCACAAAATCTTTAATTATTTGTTTATCTGTCATAATTATTTACCTATTACCAATCCTAATATTACAATAAACTCTACCAGAACCACCCATTTTAAAACTTTTCTTGCAAGGCATAATTTCCTTATTTCATGCTCTAAAGCCCTCTCGTACATTGTATCACTCATAATTACTCCTGTATTCCTAGGGATTGAAGGGTGTCTTGTGCTAAAGAGCCATAATCATCCATTATTTCAGCCATATTCTCACAATCAGCATAATACTTATTCCTGTTAAAAAGGGCGGTGGCAAGATTCGAACTTGCGCGAAAGGTTTTAGCTTTCTTCGGTGCGACCTACCCTTAAACCACTCAGGCACACCACCCCCTACCTTTCGGTATTCGTTAATTTGGTGGGGCGACTGTGGCATTTAACCCCGCATGAAGGATTTAAACCTCCACTCCCCAGCTATGCCGGGAGTCTATTTTCGCTAGCATCATTTAACATAATGCGCCTTTCGGCAACCGCCCCATATGGCGGATAATGTAGGGATGGTGTTTAAGCAAACCTACATTATCCATAAATTGTTAATATAAACTCCCTAATCCAAACGCCAATGGTATGCCCAGCAATTGCATACATAACACAATCTAATAAGTTTCCCATAAAGTTAATCCTTAGCCTTAAGCTTGGCTATTTGTTCTGCTATTATTGGCTTCCATTCTGGTTTAATTATAAAAGCTATACGCTTATAACCCAAATCCTTTAGCTTCTGGAAGTAATTAACCTGCGCTCTCTTTTGTGCTTTTGTTGTTTTAGGCATTTGCTTTCCAATAAATTAAGAGCCAGAGCCAGAGCCATCGCCTTCTAATAATCCCTTTAGTTGCTTTATTTGCCCTAATGTTAGTTCATCAATATTTATCAATTTTATTCTCCTTTTGGTTTAATTGCCTTATATGATGTATATATGATGTATATATATGAGTCAACAACTATTTATTATCACCCTCATTATTTTCACCGTATTGTTTTAGCTGTAAATAAAGCTTTGGTGCATCGGTCATAACCAAGCCATCAATAAACCCTGAGAACTTAGGCTTCCTTGTTAATTCAGGCAAAGCCCCGCAGAATGCTTTTAAAGCTGCTTCTGCTATATCATCAAACGGCATAACAAACCTAACCTTCGAGTTCTCAATTAAACCCATAATGTCGTTTGTATTTATAGCAAGCTCTATAGCCCTAGCCATCACCTCAATCATATCTTCTTTACTTTTCATCGCTCCATACCCTTTTTAAAAATGTTATAGGATTACAGTCAATTGTTCGCATATCTTGCGCAATCTCTTGGTTAATATCATTATCAAACAACCAACCAAAAAATGCAAATATATACGAGGTGAATCTTATTATTACAAAACCAATCATAGTAATTGGTATGCCAAATATAGTTTTTAGTATTTTACTTTTCATCAACTATCCCCTC